GCCACCTGTAATCATATAGTTTTAAAAATTCATCATCTATAAGATCAAGTGAGATTGCCCCTATGATTTCGTCTAAACTTGTAACATTATTGTTATCTGGGTGTCTTGTAATGGTAATATCATTACCCATAATGGATTTTTTAATCATACCCGACTGATATACCCCTAAATAGTCAATGTGCTTTCCAGTTAGTGCTTTCCAGTAAGCAGAATATATACATGGATTGCCACTTGATCCTTTACCGTCTATGGATCTCTTGTCGTGTAAAAATCCGAATCTATCAAAGAACATATCCCCACCTTTTTCTGTGTATAACTAAACTAACATACTGAGGGTGTAGGTTATATTTCTTAGCTATCTCGTATTGTTTATGCTTTCCACTTCCCCACATATTTCTTATGTCTCTTACATTATCCTCTGTTATTTTTGTTTGATGTAACTCAGAGCCAAGCCTCTTTCGCTGTAATCCACTAGCAAAAGCATGTAACTGATTATCTCTACTAGAGCACCACTCTAAATTCTCTACATTATTATTTTCCTTATTACCGTCAATGTGGTTTATTTCTGGCAAGCCTTTTTTATTATCTAAAAAAGCTATCCCCACAAGCCTGTGTACAGAAAATTTTATATTTTTGCCGTCCGATGATAAAGCAACTCTAACATATCCATTTTTCTCCACTCTCAACTTCATAGGTCTACCAACTCTTCTACATTTAGACCCTCTATTTCCAAGAACAATTCTATCCAAGCTCTTTACATTGCCCTCATTACTAACCTTATAATAGCCATCGTAACCTTCAATATCCTTCCAAACTTCACCCATATCTATCCTTTATCTTTGTTGTATTTAGCTTTGTATTCTATCAATTTATCTTTATCATAGCTGTGCATGACTGTTTCAGTTAAACAATAATCAATAAGATCGTCAGCTTCTTTTAGTTGGGCTTTTAGGTGTTTAATTTCACAGTATTCACAATTAAAAAGCTCTTTAATATCATGCTCGCAAAACTCACCATTCCTAGTTACAATATTCATATCTATCCCTTATCTTTGTTGTATTTAGTTTGGTATTCTTCGCCTAGCTTAGCGATTTTAACCCCTCTTTATCTCATTTCACTAATACTATTTAGTTAATCATTGACTTATAAAAAATCACTTTTTTCCTTTAACCAGTCATTTACAATACTATTCGTCTGATCATAATGAACTTCTTTCATTTGAGGTATTTTGTATTTGGGAATGACTGGCAGTTTTTTTATTCTTTTGTCTTTTTGTGGATGTAGCCAAAAATCTTTAACCCATGATTCTTCATTTAAAAACATATTTATAGAAAAATAAACATTGTTTCTTTTGTCTAGTAAGACCTCTACGTCTTTCACTTTACAACAAGTTCTCGTTAGGCACATTTGCATCGGTATAAACTGTTTAATAGAGTAGTTTTTAATAGCACCATTAGATGTTCTAATTGTAATGAATCTTGCTTGTAGCTCATTTATTTTTTCAGTCACTCATTTATCCTTTTCCTTGTTTCACTAAATCTCATTATCTAATCATTGTATTTATTGCGATACCAAAATATTAGTTCAGTTATTTCTTTATCTGGATTGTCGTTTACCTTAATATATTCAAGAGCGTCATTAAAAATATCCTCTGCATCAGCTACTTGCTGTTTAAGAGATTGGATTGAAGTGTCAGCCTCTTTTAATTGTGTTTCTAATTTTTCGTACTTAGATAATAAAACAAACTCGTTATCCTCATGATATAAATCAACATCCTTCATATTTATCCTTTATTGTTTCTATAGTAGGCATTATCGTATCTAATCTAATACTAAAACCTACAATTTGATAGCTATCTCTAGTAAACTGTTTGAAACGGCGGTTTTAGTATCTAATTAAACCCCCTATGTAATGTTATGTACTCAATACACCCTCAAGAAGCACTCACTGAGTGTATATAATTACATTGTTTATATTCCTTATAATGTATCTAAACTGCGAATAAATACATTACACTGAATAGTTTATTCTCTAAGACTTGGCATATTATCAACTGCTCGTCCTGCCTCGTCTGCGGCTTCTTGCTGTTGCTTCGTAGCTTCTGCTACTTTCATATCTATAAAATACCTGTGCTTATCTTCAAAACCAATAGAGTCAATATACTTCAGGGTCCACTTATGTCTAAAGTCTAACTCTGCATGATTTCTTAACACTTCTTCTTGATCGTCTATCATAGATCTGAATTGGTCATAGAACTTCTCATAGTTATCGGTAATAGATTTTAAGTATGGGTAGAAAGCTTTCCAAAACAACTGTACTGCTTGCAAGTTAGTCATACCTCTATAGAATCCGCATCCTGTAGAAAGCACGAAATCCATGTGAGTATAGTCTACTCCGTCTACTTCCTTATCAAATAAGATAGCCTTTTTCTCTATGGCCATCTGGTATCTAGTCATCTTAGCTTCATCAAAAGTTCCCTTAAGATCTAGCCCACCTTCTCCGCCTGAAGTTCTTTGAGTAAGCTTCTCGCCTAGCCCTAAGTCATCCTCCATACGTTTCTTCTTTCCAAATAATCCCATTATAATATCCTTCCAAAAAATCTCTTAACTCTCGTCCATAAAGATCTCTTGTATTTAAAGTTGATTGTTGATTCTAGTCCTAGTCTCTTCTTAATTCTGTCCCTAACCATATACCCAAACTTATAGGTAACTGAATCCCTATTAGCTTTGGGGTGCCCTAGACCTTGATTATGTAAACCTTCGTGCGCGATATTCCCACCGATGTCTCCAAGATCAAAACCTTTGAATACGTTTCTATTTATCCAAGTGTACCAAGTACTAGGTGTTGTATAACCTACAACTGATCTCCAAGAATAATAAAACTCCACTAAAACGTCCAAGATCTTGTCTTCATGGTGGTCAAATACTGTAGATCCACCAAGGACCATTTCTTTGAACTCTTTGAAGTTCTGATCTCCTAACTTCTTATTTTCCCAAGTATTATAAACCATAGCTACGTCATACCAAAATTCATCAGAGTTAAGCTCAATTTCTACCTGTCTCGCCGCCGCCCTAAATGCCTTGGCTTCTGCATTGGTCGCTTTCTTAACTTCGTGTACTTTTACTTTAAAGGTCATAGAAACCAATCCTTTAAGCCTACCTTTCCTTTGGTGGCTTTATAAACCTTGTAAGCATTGGAAAGTGAAGGGAGGACCCTCCCTAACTTATATAAACTTAGCGTTCTAAAGTTAATTCCGGTCCTCTTCTCCATGTCTTTCAAGGTGACATCATTAATATTAAGGTAATTTTTAAAATTCAAAGTCCGAAGCCTCGTCACCGCCTGTAGCGTTTTCATTAGTTTCTGAAACTTCTACCGCTACATCAAAAGCAGTTTCTTCAAAGTAACTATCTGAAGTAGGCGCAGTATAAAATGCTTCATCAGCTTTAATAAATTGAATCCCGTCAAAGTTAACTTTAACACCTTTCTTCCCTTGGTACTCCCAAGCAAAAAATGAGATTACTGCTCTTGCATGATCTCCGGCTTTTAAGTCTCCATCGATTAACTTTTCAAGTTTCCCGTCTGGTCCTCTATTAGATCCGTAAACTTCTGGCGGTCCAAAAGTTCCATTTCTGTCCATATTCATAACTAACATATTTCCGTCTAGAAAATCTACTTTGTTGTCATCAGCGTCTACCGCTTTAACTCCCCAACTAAACTTTTTAGATTTGATGTCCTCTTCCTTAAATTTCAATTTAGCGCACTCTAACATTCCTGCTTTAAGTGCTTTAAGGTCCTGTGATTTATCAAAGATTAAAGCCCCTGAAAATCTGTCCTTGTCTCCGCCACTTACGAAAAGGTTTTTGATAAAAGCTAATCTACCTGTTGGACTTACCATTGTTTTTCTTTCTTCACTCATTTTGATTCTCCTAGAATTCTAGCTGACTATAGTCAATAGCTACGTTAGTATCTGCGTCATCAAACATATCAGACGCGGTTTTTATTACAATTTCTTTTCTCTTATCGCTAGTAACTGCGATAGTTGTTCCTGTATCTGGCTTCACGAAAAATGCTTCTGATTCTTTCTTACCTACTAGTTTCTCTAGGGCAATTACACCTAAAAGTTTTCTAGGTACATATAAAGCGTCCCCGAATGTATCTTCAAATTGAAGCTTGAACTCGGATTCATTTTCTACTTTCCTATTCGACTTTCTAGCTACTAGTTTATAGCCTTCAACTTCTTCACCTTTCTGTAACTTAGAATGGGCATAACTAGCCACGGATTTAAACCAATCTGTTATTAACTTTTCATGCTTTAAGATCTTTACTATTTGATCTCCACTCATACCTACAACTTCAGGAAGTACTGGCTTTGATTCTACTGGCATTGTATCAAATTTGTTTTGCACTAAGTCCTCCAACTCTGATTTAAGCTTAGGACAAACTGCCTTGGCTTTACACCACTTGCAATGATCCCCTGAACTTATATCTGGTTTTTTAGAGTATACTTTCTTGACTCCTGCTTTAAGTATTTTTTCATACTTGAGAAGTTCTTTAATCGATATACTCCACTCGTCATACTCTCCGCCCTCTATTCTCGGTTGGACGATAACAAGTTTAACAGTCTTAAAATCATAAATATGATCGAACTCATAGTAAGCCCCAAGCGCATATATAATCATTTGAATGTTTTCTTTAGCTAGTACATTTAATCCTGCACCATACTTGAAGTCAACAATAACCATTTCTTTATTCTCAATACCAAACGCGCAAAAGTCGTTAGATCCAAACATGTCTTTATGAATCTTAGGCATTGAAAATCTTTGTTCTACAAACGTGTCGTAACCACTGTCTTCATTAGTGTATTTCTCCATAGCGTTTAAATAGTATTGAACAAAGGGCTTCATTTCACTTGGAACTACCTTGCCTTGGAACTCTGTAACTTCATCAGCAGTTAAATTCTGCTCTAGACAATGCTCAGATAATTCATGGGCGTAGGTCCCTTCTTCTGCGAAGCTACTTGAACTCTCTTCTATTCCGCGCGATAAAGAAACTGAAGCCGGACATCCTAGCCATCTTGAAGCTGAACTTGCTCCAATCTCACTATGCGCTCTCTCTCCATGATCTATTACCTCTGACATTATACGGCCAACGCTTTAACAAGCTTTCCGTAAAGTTTTGCATCTACTTCAGCTAGTTTCTTTTTACCTGTAACATCGTGAAGTACTTCAACTGCCATTTCTTTAGAATCTTTAGCTTCTGCATAAGATCTCATAGCGTTTAAAACTTCTTCTTTAGTAACTATTACTACTTCTTTTTTAACTGCGAGCTTTCTTGTTCTCTTAGTCTTCTCAGCTTCAACAACTTCAGCTACTACAACTTCTTTAACTACTTCTTTAGTTTTAACTGTAGCTTTTGCTTCTGTCTTTAAACCAAGCGCAATGGCTACTAATCTCTGAGCTTCAGCTATTGCAATGTTAGCGCAATCTCCTTCCACTAGAGCTATTTCTGCCATACTTTCTTTTTTCTCATAGTTTCCCATGTTTCTTACTTGTAAATAACTAACTTTTGATACTTGCATTTTTGTCTCCTTGAATGACTTTATTTATATCACTTTGCTTCTCAGCAAGGTTCATACTTATTTTCTTTGCTACTGAACTCCCAAACATCTTATGAACTACACAAGATCTTGTTTGCCCTATCCTGTGAAACCTTTTAAGAAGCTGACTCATGTGAGAAGCGTCCCAAGGTTCATCATTTAAAACCATATTCCTACTTGCTGTTAAAGTTATCCCTGTACTCGCCGCTCCTACACTACATAGAATTGCGTCTAGTTCATTAGCTTGGAAAGCTTTAACATAAGCATGTCTTACTTCAACTTTAGTTCTACCTGTTATAACTGCTACTTTAAATTTCTTGTTAAGCTTCTTCTCAATAACATCAAGGGGTGCAATATGGTCAGAGAATACAATAACTGGACCCTCTCCCGATTTGATGATATCCCGAACATAATCCGCAGTAAATGAAGCGACATTTTTAGCGGAACTAGCTTTAGCCGTAATATCAAAACTTTCACCTTTAACGTGTGCTTGGTACGCCTTATCCAATTTTTCATCATGCTTATAGCTCACTTGTACTGGCTTAAATATAAGAGGGGGTAGCGTCAATACTTTTGAAGCTAGTCTTCTTATTAGTTTATGTTTCATAAATAGCTTAAGTTCTTCTTCGTTCCTAATGCCACTATATTTTTTGACAGTTTTATAAAACGTCCCTGTCTTGCTCGTTACTTTAACCTTCATTTGGTACTCATTAGCAAAGTGTTTATTGAAGGCTTCTTGTGTCTTGAACTTATCAGTTATCAGACGTCCATTATTTTTAATAGGAGAGTAAGAACAAAGGACCAATAGAGAATAGAAATCTGTTACTCTATTCCTAATTGGCGTCCCTGTTAATAATAGTAATCTCTCCGGTAAATACTTTCTTATCATCCTGTGTGCGTATGTTGTTCTCTGCGCATCCAAGTGAATTAGATAGTGAGCTTCATCTATAATAATCATATCGGCTTTCATGAATAACTCTGTACATTTATAGATATTTTCATAGTTAACAATATTAATCTTAGATGGTTTAAGTCCAACTGTTACACTAGTTTCATCAGTAAACTTCTCGTATTCATCTTTCCAATTAAGTTTAAGCGTAGCAGGACAAATAACTAGGCAAGTAAGATCTGAAGCTTGCTGTACAGCAATGGCTTCTAATGTCTTGCCAAGCCCTTGTTCATCAGCACAAATAGCATAGTTATGAGCTAACATAAACTGGATTGCCTTTGGTTGATGGTCCATAATTTCTATTTCGTTTCTAATCATTTAATTCCTAAAAGTGGGAGTGGACGGATTCGAACCGTAGTGGGGGTCAACGCTTCCCCTAGATAGCTCACCCTACAGGTATTCTAGGACTCTCTCTTTCCACCTTACTAGTATTTGCCGAGTACTCACTCCCATATTTTCTTCTATTGAAGAGTAGAGCTAAAAATCCATCGTGTCAAAGATTTCTTTCGGTTTATTTTCGTTTATCATAGTTTCAGTAACTTCTGACATTGTGTTATTCCACTCTTCTGCAAGTACTGAAAGTTTAACTCTAGATACTTCAACTAAGATGAAAGCTTCTACTAAATGTTTCGGGAGATCTTCTCTAATCTTTCCTACTTCCTCAAGCTCCATACAGCGTCCAATAGTCTTAACTATCTCTGAGCTTCTAGCTAATTGTGCCGATAATTCCTCTAAACATTCAAAGTGGTCCTTGTTCTTCATTACTTGTATTAAGTCCTGTAATTTATTCATCTTCGTTTTCTCCCTTATCTTCTTCTGTTTCTTCTTTGGTTTCTTTTTCTTCTTTCTTCTTGCCAAAAATCTTGTCGTAATTGCTACTGTACTTTTCCATGTCTGTATTCAAGTGTGCTGTTTCTTTAAATGAATCTCCCATACTATTCTCCTATATGCTTCCAAGTTCTTCCGTTTCTTATATCCCTTATAGTTCTATCGTGTACTTTATATCGCTTTCCTATTATTACAGGAGATACTCCTTGCTTAAGGTATATTCTTATACTTCTAACTTGACCCTCTGTTAGTTTTCTGCCGCATTGAGGTATTCTTAATTTATTATCCAAGGCGTGTTGATTATTTTCTGAGTAGGTATTCCACTCTAAATTAGCTAATCTATTATCTGTTTTAACTCCGTTTTTGTGGTTTACTGTGGCTTTGTTTTCCGGATTGGGTATAAAAGCGATAGCTAATAGTCTGTGTACATACAGCTTTTCTTTTTTATACCTTCCGCATAAAGTTATCATGTGGTAATTTACTTTAGTTAAGCAAGTCTTTAATATTTTTTTAGATATTTTAGAATATATTTCTCCTTTTTCAGAGATCATATATCTACCTTCATAGCCTCTAATATTCTTAAAATTGCATAGATTCATATACTACCTCTTCTTTGTTAAAGTATTTCTTAAATTGTTTATACTGATCTACTCCCCGTTCATCGATATATAGGGGTTGTTGATGTACTCCCATTATTTGTTCTCCGAATTTAGTGGGGTATGAGATATTGAAAGTATTTTCTTTTAACTCAGGACTCCATATATCTCCGTCTAATCTACAAAATGCTATTTCTTTCATTTCTTCAGGGAAGTAGAATCGGAAAGCTTCATCCATAGATGTAGCTAGTATCTTTATTTTTTCGATATTTTTGTCTACGTCCTCCATAATATAAATAGCGTCATGGAGTTGATATGATACATTTAGTCCATAATCTTGTGCTACTCCAGTAGCTTTTCGCATTATGGCCGCTGCTAGTCCTTGCGATGGTACATTACCTACCGAACGAAAATTGGCATTGTCCCCCCATAAATACCATCCATCGGGTAATCTTAGGTGTCTTTTAAGCTTGTAGTTCCTCTGTATACTAGCTTTCCACTTCCATAAGGTACGATAGGCTTGTTTATGTTTGTTAATCCATTTAAGGGCCATTTCAGGTGTGTGGGGTATACCTGTAGTCTCTGTTAATTGTTTAGATAGACCATATTCAGTTAGATCATACTGCTGTCCTAATATAATAGGCTTAGCCATAACTCTTTCTTTCCCATGTGATTTCTTTGTAGCGGTATTAGGTACTGCTCCGCAATCTTTAAGGAAAGCCATATATACATCACCAGTAGCGTAAGCTTTTAGCATATTTTTATCATTACTAAGTAAAGCTGAGATTAGGTACTCCTGACTGGCCCAATCTATAGAAATCATACATTTGCCTTTGGGGGGTTCTATCATTACGCGCATCCAAGAACTTTTTAATGGGATAAATGAAGAAGCTTTGGGTTGCGATCTGCTACTTTGTGCTGTGTAAATACCTAAATACGGGCGTACCATACCGTCACTTCCGATATAATCCCATATACTTGTCTTTCCTCCGGCTGTGAATCCATTTAAGTTCTGCTTTAATTTTAAGTATCTTATAAGCTGAGCAAAATAATGCCCTTCTGGGTATGTATGGGTAAAGTTAAAGTGTTTCGAGAAAGCCGGAAGGGATAAAGAAAGATCTTTCTTCCCTGATTTTCCTCCATCTGTCATCATCCATTTTGTTTTAGGGTGAGTACCTAACCATTTTCGTATTTCATCTCTAATAGCGGATTGATTCATAGTGAATAGTCCTTCCTTCCTCTTAAATTTATAGAAGGGGCTATTGTCTGGAAACTGTCTTATGATATCTTGCTGACAACTGAATAGAATCTTCCCTACTTGATCCGAAAAGTTCTTAGTTTTTTCTACATTTATAGGGTAGCCTAAACTTTCAATTTTTGCAGTTCTGCATGAAAATTCTGCTCTTACTTTCATGTCAGCAATTAACTGTTTTATATCGAATTGCCTTCCAAGTAGTCTTTTATATTCTGTAAGCATGGCTTGAAACATAGGCCATAGGTATTCGGTATCATCAGCACAATATTGTAAGATCTCTTCTTGTTCTGCTTTAGTAAATTCAACTGGATTAGATATGATTAGCTTTCTCATATTCTCTTTGAATACAGTATCTATCTGTACATTTAAGAGTTTAAAGCAAGCTGCCGCTAAATTGTATCTAGGTTTCTCATTATCAGACTTCTTCTTCTCTTCTTCAGTCTGTTCCCACTTATTAACAGGTGGCTTGGTAGTTTTTACTCTACCGTCCATATACTGCCTACCATATTGTAACTTATGATTATGGTTTAATAGTTGGCGATATTCTAAGTAATTATCTACCCATTTATATTTGAGTGGTTCAAGATTTAAAGCTAGGAATACGCGAGCTTCTGCTGTGGCCGCGTAGGATATAAAAACGTAACCCTGCCTATGCAATTCATTTATCTTATTTACTACTGGGGTTCTATCCGAGTTATGTACCCAATATTTAAATACATCGTCTGCCGTCCTTATGACAATACAGACTAAGTTTAGCTTGGGTTCCTTAGATTGGTTATACTCTGCGTCTATTGAGGCGTACTTCATTATTATATCCTTAGTAGTAGTGGTAAACTGGTTTTGAGATCTGTTTAAAACAGGTTAATGCCACTCATGCTTTCCGCACAAATAGATCCCTTCATTATATAGTTTGATTTCATCTTAATTGTGTATAGGCCATTTGGCTTTCCGCCATCATCTTCATGCCTTTTTATATACTCAATTGACTCTAGTGCTATCAGTATAACTAGTCCGTCTTGATTGCCCTCGTAAAATTCTATAAATTGTGTCTTCATTTAAAACTCCATATTGGTTGTATCTATTTTTGTGTCTACTTCTACTGCTTTACTTTCTATTTCATACTTCTTGGAAGGTATTATAACTCTTTCTGATCCCTTCCTTACTACATAACCGTAGTCCTCTCCATGTTCATCCTTGTGGACGTCTAGGAAGTTCTGGCAATTAGTATATCCTTGGCTTTTCCCTTTATACATTAATTCAGGGTTTCCAGTGATAGGTATGTCCTCGCACTCTCCTGAAGCTAAGCTACTTACTATATATCGTTGCCAAGGCAGTAATGCTTTCTCTACTATCTCGTAAAATAGTGAAGTTTTATAAGGTTGTTCTCTTCTGAACTCTTTCGTGAATCCATTTTGTAGAATCCAATGCCCTAAATTCGAGTAAAATTCCTTATGTTCTTCAGGTTTTCTTATTATGGAATAAAGTTCATCCATCTTATCTTCCCCTATCCCTGCTGTCAGAGTTTTAGTGGTCAATACTGGAACTGCAAACCTTCTTGATTCATAAACTAAATGGTTAATAGTTTCTAAGTTGTTACTTATTATTGAAGAGGCATAATTTACTTCATTCCCTTCAATAGTTAAGTTCTTCCCATGATATGTCATCCTTGGGTCGTATAGTTGTTTGAAGTCATCTAAGTTCTGCTTGGTGTAAATTCCATGTTCATCAAAATAGAGAAGTCTTCTATGTCTAAGTTCACTATTGAAGTTATTATCCCAAAAACCTTTGGGTACTAGATAGTAATTTGAGTCTCCTACTAGATTAGAGAAGATCTCAACTAATGTATTTTTACCTATCCCATGATGTCCATGTAGTAATAAATGAACTGGACTTCTACTTGTGAGCATATTGTATGCCCAAAACATTACATATTGCCTACATTTCTTGTCTGGGAACAAGTGATTCATTAGATCTTTGAATAGTTCAGGCATTTTCGGACGCGCATTTTCGGACTTTCTCCATAATGGTGAGTTATGAGAATTGATACTTGTTATCTCCTGGCCATCACTTAATTCGATTATCTTAGATCCGCCCGATGTTGTGGGGTCGAAATCTATTTGAGCAGAGGTGAATTTACCATGTAGTAGTTTCTTATCTTCAGCAGATTGCTTCTTTTCCCATATTTCATAAGCTTTATAACTTGCTTCGTGTATTACTGTCTTATCTTCAATATTAAACATTATCGTTTGGGCGGTCCTATAATCGATTATAGGGATTAGAGGAGAGTAGTCCATTTCTTCAATACCTCTACTAGCGATATCGTTTGCTTTCCTCTTCATCTTATCTTTAGTTAGTTTATTGAGAAGTGTATTAAATACGAATAAACCCATACTGCTTTTAATATCTTTCTCTTCTTCTACATTATACTTATCTGAGATGTAGTTTTCTACTAAGAAGAAGTTCGTTCTCCCGAGCTTATCCTTCAAAGGCTTGTAGTTGGTCACTAAGAGTCTGCAAAAGGTCGCAGAGGTGTAATTATCCCCTCGTAAGGCTATGCTACTAATTGACTTACCCTCGGATAGTCCTTGGTTAGCGTAAAAATCTAATAATTGTTGGATTGCTTGTTTCTGTTTCTGTTCTTCAGTCATGCGTTATTCCTTAGTGGTAGTAGTTCAAAAAATTTACCTATTAGCTAACTATAAGTAATCACTTAGAGTAAACCTAATGCTATACTTTTACTTGCTTACGATTGTATTTAACAATACATTGTAATGTTTTATTTTTTTAGAAAAAAACGTAGCAGCGTAGCAATATAGGCTAGCAATATTACTAATAGTTGCTAATAAAGGCTTGCTTGCCGTTTGCTTTACATTATAAATATGTTCTACGTTTAGTGTTTTCATGTTCTCCTATTAACCTCTATTAGCTAGTGTGTGTCAAGTTTAATAATTAATTAAGTTCGCGCCAAAATTAGGGCATGTCTTATTGCTATTAAAAGCATAGTGGCCATATATATCACTATTCTTTAAATCATGTTTAAGTTTGAGTATGTCTATTAGATCAAAGAATGATTTGAATTGAGCTAACGTGAATCTGGTGTTTCCTGTTAGGCATATAGCTATACTGTCGTGGTTCTGTCCATAACAGTGTGCGCCCCAATACATTTCGTTTCTACCTTTGTGCATCCTCCCGTCTTTAGTAATGACATAATGATAGCCTATCCTATCAAAGCCTCGTCCTGCTATAAGACGTCCGTTCCATCTGACATCATGAGATACTGGCGTTATGTGTAATGCGCTTATAGCTCCTATTGAGTCATCAGCAGGAGCGTCACTAGCGCTACAATGAACTATGATCTTATTAACCCTACTTATTAGTCTCATGATTCTTTACCTCCTGTATTAGATAGTATTCTGTTCTGATTGCTTGCTTTGCAGGTTCTATGCAAGTTGTGAAGTATGCAAAGCTTCTAAATGGTTCGAGTCCCTTCTTTGATGTCCCTACTAGTTTGCGTCTGCCTGAACTAGTGTCTATTACTTTGAAGTTCAGGTATTTATCTGCTTGAAGTGATTGGTCCATTAATACATTGACTTGGACCGCGTTTAACCTCTTGGGTAGTGCTATTAATGTCATAGTTTGACTCCGTATTCGCTAGGCTGTTTAACTTCTTCTTCTATTTCTAGTGCTTTTACTTCCTTTAGTTCGTTCTCTAGGAAATAGATCTCTGCATTTACATCAGACTTAGTTCCGAAGAACTTTCCAGTCTTTATTTGATCTTTGAGTATTCTAAGTTTATTGGTTTTTCTCTTAAATTCGTTATTTGTCATTGATTACCTCTTTTACCATAAGTTTGAATTTTAGTGCTTTGTTCTCCGTCTGACATTCTTGCTCTATTTCACTGATTGTTCGTGCTAGTTCGATAGTGTATCTTAGTTGATATTGAGAATAGACGATATTAGCTAGCAAGATGACTATTAGTATTTCTTTCATTTAGAGTTCTCCCTTATACACTTGCATATATTCTCACTGGCTTGGAATATATTCCAACATATAAATAGCGTACTTATTCCTATAATTAAGATCATTTAAACGCTCCTCTCAAAAAGACTAAAGCTAAATACAGGAAAAATAGGTAGTAGATAATGTAGTTCATTAGTTGTTCTCCTTCGTTGAACGATTGATTTTAGACGTGCATTTTTAGATATTTGCCCACCTGTTCTAAATGTATGTTTATTTATTTCTCGATTTTTGAAAATATTTTTGATTTTTTTGAATTTGTTTTTCGTAGTTAGTAGTAGCATGTATTTGCATCAAACCGTTTTAATGATATCTTGTAAACATGCGGTGCGACTTAGTATGTAATATTGACAAAAAAGACTTAACACAGATTAGAACAGGACTAAGACAGGCGTTTATTAGATCCAAGTATAAGGGCGCGTTCTTACGCTCCAAGCGTATTGAGATAGACCACTTTAAGAAGTGCGGTGGTTTGGCCAAACGTCCCCACGTCCGTTATAAGTGTGTTAAATGCACTGATTTATTTAAGGTTGATGAAATTAATGTAGATCATATTGAAAAAGTAGGGAGTTTTAAGGATATTTTAGAAGTTGATAGTTTCTTTTTTAGGATATTTTGTGAGTTCTCTAATTTGCAGATACTTTGTAAAAAATGCCACGCGCTCAAAACTAAGTATGAGAGAGCTACGTTCTGAAAAACGAACGTAACCCCCATGACGCGTGAACTTCTAAGATCTTGAACTATTAAATTCTCTAATCATTCTTTTTTCGTCCAATTTGTCCTGTTTATTCATTCTAGTATAATACTCTTCTCTTATTTCGCTTAACTCATTACTAAAATCAGTGCCATTCTCGTTTACGTAGTAGGGAGCTGAATCCAGAACAAATTGTAATTTTGACGTGTTCCAAGACTTAAATTTAGAGTAGTATTTTTGAGGTTTATTCATGTTACCAACTTAGACAGTAGTGAGTTCCGTCAGTTTCTTCCCATTGAAAGAGTGAATCTTCTTTATAATTGGTATCTGAGTAACTACTTGCTTCATCTGGTGAGATGATTTCAGCGTTAATAGCGTAATTATCAGCTAGGTTTGAAACGTCAATAAGGTCTGAAGTATTGACGCCGATATTACTTAATAGTTGGGCCATAGACTCTTTTTCGTTTGTAGTCATAGAATGATTAAAGTTTTTAGCGCGCACCTCAATACGATCTACTAAGTCCGTAGCTTGATCGATGTTTAAAAAGTTTACTTGGTGGTCTTCATTATTGTTATACATTTTGTATCCTTTGGTTAGTTGGTGTTAAAAAAGGGAGAGCTATTAACTCTCCCCAAGTACTCTTTGTTTCTGCTACTACTGCTCTCTATGACTTAGTTTTTTCTAGTAATGACTCGTATCTCTTTTTGGCATTTGCTAGTTTCATAGCGTCAACCTCTGATTTACTCAGTGCTTTTTTAGTCACTGTGCATTTAGTGCTTAAAGCCTCTTGAATTTTAGCTGATACACTTACGCCATTAATGTAAGCGGTCTTAGCTCCCTCTTTTTTTACATCGAGCTCAATTGTACAAGCTGAGTAAGATACTGTTGAAAGTGTAAGTAGTGCAATCGTGATTAATTTTTTCATAGTAGTAGTCCTTTCAGGAATGACTTTAGTCATGTTCCCTTGGTTATGAGTCATTATTGACTCTGTTTATTATTTATATCATGTTAAGCGTTAAATTCAATATAGGGTGTAATAGTTACCTAGTAGTCAGTTTCACATTCAGCTTGCATCTCAAGGATATCTCTCTCTTCTTCTTCTTCATGCTGAATTAAAACTTCTTCTTTACAGTCATTGATATCCTCTTGAGTAACGATATAAACTGAGGCGTTAAAACCTGCTGAATCAAATTCACCTGTGTCTGCTGAATCAAAGGCTTGTGCTGAAGTTGATAAGATAAGTAGTAATAAGATTAAGTGTTTCATAGTAGTAGTTCCTCGTTAAGTGTTTTTAGTTGATAAGATAGTTATACAGGAAAATAAAAATAAATATATAGTAGTTGTAATATTTACAGCGTATGGCGTTAGATTGGTACTACTTGCAGTACTAATAAATAGGCGTTAAATTAAAAGTATTAGTATATATAGACAGGAATTAAGGGCTATTTAGTATGGACAATAAGTTGGAGACGATTAGAAATAAGGATTTACAGTCAGTTAAGAAAATCAGACGCGCATTTAGCAGGGCGAATAGTTTAGCTCTGAGTGTACTGGTTGAAGTAATAAGTCGAGGTAATAGAGGGAATAGTGGTGGGTTAACAGAAAAACAGGCATGCTTACTACTCAACATAAACTATAAATTATTCAGATACTGGCTAGATAGTGGAGATCCAATAGCTACTAATAGAGTTAAGCATCAACTAGGTAGAGCAAGGGACTATAGATCTACTATTAAGAGAGAGAAGACTATAAGATCTATTAGTAGGACAGTGAGTAGACTAATAGAATGAGAAGAGAGAGGTCGTAAGTATAGGTAATCATAGATGTTTGTAGGGGGTAGCCTTGTAATATTAATAGCTTAGAAGGGGGGTGGGGGGCAAAGTTCGCGGTCTGTTTGATGGAGTGCCGACCCTCGCACAAACTTTTCAGATTTTTCCATTTTAGTCAACCGACCCTCGCACAAACTTTTCAGATTTTTCCATTTTAGCTACCTCCCTAATGATTCTAAGCAGTTATCCCACGTAAGTCACCTAAAACTCTACAAGCCCTTTCTAGCCCACTTGCTTTTCCCTGTAAGTTTGGTTTATAGTTATCTGTATGACACAAGTTACTAAAGTAGATAAGAAATTAGAAGAGAACGCCATTGATATATTGGATATGATAGCAGGTGGCGCAGACGAGAAAGCAGTTTGCGATCATTTCCATATAAGACGGGGTACGTTCGTTCAGTGGATGATTAAGTATCCGCCCTTTGAGTCAGCAGTAATTGAAGCTAGAAAGCAAAGAGCAGATAGTTTTCGCTCTATAATCCAGAATAGACTTTATGATGACAACGGCGACTTCATTACTTTGAACAAGGATGATGTCCCAGGAGAGAAGTTAATCTTCGATAAGTTGAAATGGCTAGCGGAAGTGGATAATCCGGAGAAGTACGGGACTAAAGTTAAGCACGAAGGCGGTAGCATTATGCCAGTTCAGATCGTAGTTGACACAGGAATAAAGAACAAAGAAGATAAAGCAATAGAAACTGAATCCACCGAAGTACCCGAAGAAGGCTACAAGGATATGGATTTTTAACAAAGAGAGGAAGTATGAGTGACGCAATCGGAAAAGCATTAGGTAAGAGAGTATTGATGGAAGATGGGACTTGGATCTCAGTTAAGTCATTACCGAAAGACGTTCAAGATGAAATGTCTAATAACTCTAAGATAGCTGATGCACAAAGAAGAGACAAAGCATTAGCTAATAGTACTGACTTCAATAAGAAGAAAGACAATAAGATTGAAGCTGCTTTAAGAGCTGAGAACAATGAACTTAAAGATATGGTTAGAGCGCAAGGTGAGATGTTAGCAACTATTAATGCTAAGATGGAACTTGGGGCGGCTGTCGCTAAACCTGCTAGAATGGCTACCGGGGCTGAGCTTAAAACTGCTACCCCGAAGCCTAGAAAGCCAACTAAGAAAGAAAGCCTACAAGCACAATGTGAAGATAAAGGTCTTGAGTTTGAAGACTCTAATACTATCGCTGAATTAGAAGAATTGATTACAGAAGCGGAATTAGACGAGTTTGACCAAGCCGCAGAAGCTTAGTAGTGCCTGATTGGTTAGGGAAGTATTCTAAAGATAAAGATATTATGTCCGAAGGACCTACTGTCGTTGGCATGGAACTTCCCTACAATCGGGAACTTAAGAAAGAGATTAAGAGAGTTGAGACAGGCTATTGCCCTAGACCGCTCCAAGCACTAATACATGCAAGCCTGAAGAGATTCAATGTACTTGTATGTCACCGCCGTTTCGGTAAAACTATCCTATTGATAAATGAAACTATTAATAGGGGGTTAAAGAATCAACTACATAATCCACAATATGCCTATGTCGCGCCTACCTACAAACAGGCAAAGATGATAGCATGGGAATATATTGTTGATTACACATCTTCGTTACCCGGAGTTAAAGTCAATAAGTCAGAACTATCAGTAGAGATACTGAGAGAAGGGACTAAAGATGCCAATGGTGCATGGCTCAAAAAGCCAGATAAAATTAAGTTTATGCTCCTTGGGGCTGACAATCCCGATTCACTTAGAGGGATATATTTGGACGGGGCGGGTCTTGACGAATTCGCTCAATGCGACCCTATCATCTGGGGAGAGATTATACGTCCGGCACTTGCTGATAGGAAGGGATGGGCAATATTTATTGGAACTCCCAAAGGACAGAATCACTTTTATAATAGATTAAAGAAAGCAGAGACACAGCCTGAGAACTGGTTCACAGCGATATATAAAGCTAGTGAAACTGGTGTTTTGCCTACAGAGGAACTTGAGGATATGATGTCCGATATGGAGCCTGAAGAGATCGAACAGGAATTGGAGTGTTCGTTCCATGCGGCAGTTAGAGGATCTTACTACGGGGACGCCCTTCGAGAAATTGAAGAGAACGGGCAAATCCGAAGAGTCTTCCATAACCCTAAATATCCGGTAGATACGCATTGGGATATAGGTATTGGGGATTCAACAGCGATTGTATTTAGACAAAAGATTAACGATACTTGGCATTACATTGACTATTTGGAAGCAAACGGTAAAGGTGTTGAGTGGTATATAGATGAATTAGAAAAGAAGCCCTATGTTTATGGCCGCCATGTATGGCCACATGATGGGAAGAATAAGGATTTCATAACTGGTCAATCAAGAGTTGAAGTAGTTAGAGAGTTGAAGCCGGGCTGGGAATGGCATATCCTAACCAAGCAAGGTCTAGACGATGGGATCCAAGCAGCAAGAAGAAGATTAAAAACTTCTGTCTTTGACTCAGTAAAGTGTGTTAGACTCTTAGACTGTTTAAAGAATTACCAACGAGAATGGGATTCTAAGCTTATGTTATTCAGAGACAAGCCCAAACATGACTGGGCCTCTCATGGTGCTGATGCCTATAGATACGATGCCTTAGATGAAATAGACTCTAGGGAATTGAAGAAAAGGCGAGATAGTTTGCCAAGAATGGCTGATAGCGACTATAATGAACTTGAGTACTAAGGAGATGATGTATGGGCGCAATGGAGATATTTTCAGGAGTAAAGTCCTTTAGCAAGAAGCGAGATCTAGCGGTGCAAGCTGGATTCAATAAGCAAGAATTACAAGGCTTCATGAAGATGGCAGGTAGTCTAGCTTCTGCGACAAGTAGGGTAGATGCTTCTGCTGAAGGGTTCGGACCTCAATTTAAGTCTAGGGTCGTTGATAAGAAAGCCCTTGATGCCTCTAATAGACTGAACGCTTCTACAGATGTAGGATTCCAAGACAGAACATTTAATCAAGGCGAAAACCTATATACACAAGAGTTCTCAAAGGATCAAGTACAGGGTTTTATTAAAGCATTTAGCGCAAGACAAGACGAAGTATTCGGAAGACGGGCGCAACCCGGAGTCGTAAATCAAACAAGGCTAGTATAAAATGAAAGACACGAAAGCACAGGCAGAAGCTTGCCTGAAGAGATTCAAATCCCTTAAGAAGTCCCGAGCGAATTGGGAAGAACATTGGCGAGATGTCGCTAGATATGTAATACCAAACAAAGAAAACGTACATGATTTCAAGTCCCGGTCTACTGGAGACAAGAAAAGGTTACAACTATATGATAGTTCTGCTGCCCATTACAACGAGCTTCTTGCCTCTGCTCTACATTCTATGCTTACTAACCCTAGTGTTCAGTGGTTTGAGCTTACTTCTGGTGATCATGAAGTCGACAAGAATCAAGATGTTCAAGAATACCTTCAAGCAGTAGTTAGAAAGATTCACCAAGTACTAAACAATACAAATTTCCAAACTGAGATCCATGAAGTCTATCTAGACCTAGGATCATTTGGGACAGGTGCTATGCTTATAGAAGAAGATGACGAGAATGTCCTCAACTTTAGCTCACGCCCTATTTATCAGTTTTTCATAGAAGAGAACTTCAAGCACGAAGTAGATACTTTCTTCATAGAACTTAAGTACAACAGCAGACAATTATTACAGAAATACGGTGAAGAAGCTCTAGGAGAGGACTTGTGTAAACTATGCAAGAAGAAGCCTGAAGACAATCACATCGTAATAATGGAAGTAAGTCCAAACAGTGACTATGACGAGTCTAAGAAATTAGAGGCTGCTAAGAGTAAGCCATATAAGTCTATTCATGTTCATGAGAAATCTCAGATGGTAGTAAAGGAAGGAGGCTTTGACGAGTTTCCGGCTGTATTCCCTAGATGGATCAAAGACTCTATGGAGACTTACGGTAGAAGCCCCGGGATGAAATCACTTCCTGAGATCAAGATGATTAACGCTATGATGCGTACCATCATTAGAGCTGCTCAGAAGATGGTAGATCCTCCTCTAATGGTTCCTGATGATAGCTTCCTTAACTTCAACACTAAGCCGGGTGGGTTAAATCCCTATAGATCTGGTACTCAAGATAAGGTTTACCCTATAGAAATTCGTGGGCAAATCGGTATTGGTCTTGAGATCCTTAAAGACACTAGAGATAGAATCAAAGAAAGCTTCTTTATAGATCAATTACAACTTCGTGAAGGTCCTCAGATGACAGCGACCGAAGTTAATGCAAGAACTGATGAACACTTAAGACTCCTGGGACCTATCCTTGGACGTATGCACTTTGAGTTATTACAACCACTTATCGTTAGAATAATTGGAATCATGATGCGAAAAGGTGAACTTCCTGAGAAAGTACCTAAAGAGCTAGAGGGTAGAACTCCTCAAGTGTTCTATTCTTCACAAATAGCTAAAGCCCAAAGAGTATCTGAGGGTCAAAACTGGAATAGGTTCCTTGGATCAATCGCTGGACTTGCTGAAGGTAAACCAGAGATCATGGATAACATCGATAGTGATGGAGTAGTTAACTACTTGGCAGGAATATACGGCGCGCCTACTGAGACTCTTAAGAAACCTAAAGATGTTAAGAAGACTAGGGACGATAGAGCCAAGCAACAACAAGCAGAACAACAAGCGTTAATGGAACAAGAACAGGCAAAAACTGCCGAAATTTCTTCTAAAGCGGCTAGTAACCAACAATAAGAGAGAGTGACACAATGAAAGATGACGAGAAAAAGAAGGCTCTAGCTAGAGCTAAGGCGACTAAAATTCAAGACTACATTGATGTATTTGACAATGAGAGGGGCAAAGCCGTTCTATTGGATCTTATGTCCAACGGTTTCATATTGAAACCCACTTCCGGGGATCCTCTTAACGAGGGTAAAAGGGAGATGGTTCTCTATATTCTTGACATGATAACCTACGATGTAGAAGATATAATGAACGTAATCACAACAAAAGATAATACACAGACAAGCTCGGGAGGCTCAGATGAAGACGAAGTACTTTTCAATTTTTTCAAAGATTAAATTAATTATAGGCAATGAACGCGGAAACGTGGGATTTATGGGCGGTGACGAAGGCGGATCTACTGAAGGTGGAGCTACTGATGAAGGCGGAACTACTGACGAAGGTGGCGGAATCCAATATGCTTATCCTGAAGGTTTTGACGAAAAGCTGAAAGGTGACGCTAGTTTAATGAAATATGCTACGGAAGACGGGAAGTTTGACCAAGCAAAGATCATGAAAGCTTATGTTCACGCGTCTAGCATGATCGGTAAGGACAAGATGGGTATCCCTGATGATACTTGGACAGACGATCAATACAAAGAACTTTATACAAAACTAGGAAGACCGGAAGATATTAGCGAATACGGTGTAGAAAACAACATAAGTAAGGGGATTGAGAAGAACGAAGAGTTTTTCAATGGCCTTAAGCAATCAGCTTATGACGCAGGTCTAGCACCTAAGCAAGCTCAGAAGATGGCTGATTTCTTCAATGACTTTCTTGGAGAGTCGGTTGCCAAGAATAACGAAATGTCTGAAGCGGCTTATGAAAAAGAAGCTAGTCAACTTAAGTCTGATTGGGGCGACAAGTACGATCACAAGCTAAATAGAGCATTTACAGCACTTCAGAACTTTGCTTCTCCTGAAGATATTCAAGAAATGAGAAGTAAAGGCCTTATGGAGAATACAGTAATTACTCGTCTTTTCGACAAGATCGCAGACGGTATGGCTGAAGATTCTCTTAAGGTTAAGGGAAGCAACACTTTTGGTATGTCACCAGAAGAAGCAGGAAACGAGATCAGAAAGTACTATGAGAAAGGTCATCCTTTCAGTACTAAGGGTCACCCAGAGCAAAGCTTCTATCAAAATAAAATGAGACAATTACAGAGTATCAAATTGGCGTCTAAAACGCGCTAATACCTCTCAGGGTTGAGGGGGAGGTAACGTGTCAGCTTCCCCCTCTTTTTTCCTT